TGATATCCTGATGGCTAAGATAGATGATTTAATAATTCAAATCAAAGCTGATACAAAACAGTTACAAAAAGATTTAAAACAAATACAAGGAAAAATCAAAGTAACTGGTGCAGCAGGTGGTGCAGCTTTTGGTACTATGGGTGCTAGTCTTACAAAAATTAAAGGACCAGCATTAGCAGCAGCAGCAGGTATTGCAGCAATAGTTTTACCAATGAAAGCTATAGCAGGTGTTGGAGCACAATTTGAAGATTTAAAAGATTCTTTAGACCAAGTATTTGGTAGCATGGAAGCTGGTGATGCAGCTATGCAAAAAGTATTTACTTTTGCACAAACAACGCCATTCCAAATAGAAGATGCAACAAAAGCATTTATTGCACTTAAATCAGCAGGTATTGAACCAAGTATGGATATGTTACAGACTTTTGCTGATACTGCATCTGTATCTGTAGACCAATTAGGAACATTTGAAGCACTTATAAGAATGGTACAAAGGTCAGCTTCAGGTGGCATGGGTCTAGAAGAATTAAACATGATCTCCGATAGAGGTATAGATGTTCTTGGTATTCTTGGTGATAAATTAAACCTTACAAAAGATGATATAGCTAAATTTGGTAAAACTGCTGAAGGTGCTGCTGAAATGGTAAAAGCCTTAACAGAAGGTCTGAATGAAAAGTTTGGTGGTGCTATGGAATCTAAAATGGATAACCTTAGTACAAAAACATCTAACATGGTTATTGCTTTTAAACAGTTAGGAGATGAGGTATTTAAAAGTGGTTTAGGTGATTTTCTTAAAAATATGGCTGATAGACTAACTGATATGGCAAACGCTATAGGTAAAACAGTTAGAAGATTGAGAGGTGATATTACTGTTGCAGATGTTGGGATTACGGAAACAGACCCACAGAAACAGGCTGATTTGTTAAAAGCCCAAATTGATGCAGATAAAGAACGTGCAAAATTCATGGCAGCAAATCCGCCATTTAAAGAACAATTGGCTTTATCACATATGAGCGACTTATTAAAGTTGCAACAAGATATAACAAATAAAGAAACATTAAGATTAGAAATATTACAAAGCATTGAAGAAACGAAAAAGAAAACAGTTAAAACTACAAAATTTGAAGCAGGTAACATTGAAGGATTAATAGATTTTCAATCAACATTTAAAAAATTATTAGAAGACACAATACCTGAACAACAAAAACTTCAAGACCAAATAGATTATATAAATGGTTTAATAAATACACCTGATGCAAAAGACAAGAAAGGTATTATGGCTTTCTTGGGTATAACAGATGAAAGTGAACTACAAGCTGTTGTAACACACTTAGAAAAACTTAAAGGTGAATTAGAAGAAACTATTACTTTTTCAGATGAAATGCAGCAAACAATAATTAATGCATCAAATGCTTTTACAACAGATTTTGTAAATTCATTAATGGCAGGTGAAAATGCTTTAGAAAGTTTTAAAAACTTTGCAAAAAATATTGTTAGTCAAATAATATCTACATTTTTACAGATGGCGGTAGTAAATGAAATTCTTAATTCAGTATTTGGTTTAACAGGTACAAGTGATGCTTTGCCTACATTAAGAAAATCAGCTGGTGGTGGTTCGGCTTATGGCGGTGAACCTATGTTAGTTGGTGAACGTGGTCCTGAAATTTTTGTTCCACATAGTAATGGAAACATAATGAACAACATGAATAGCAAAAACGCTTTGGGCGGTGGTGGTACTACTGTTATAAACCAATCAATTAATTTTGCTACTGGTGTTGTACCAACAGTTAGAGCAGAAGTTATGAAAATGATGCCACAGATTGCAGATGTAACAAAAGGTGCTGTTGCTGAAGCTGCAATGCGTGGTGGAAATTATAGGAGAATGTTACAAGGTGGCTAAATTAATAACAATGCCTACAACTCCTAACTTTGTTAGAAGTAATTTTTCACTAGTTAGAACTGTAGGAACAACTGTATCCCCTTTTACAGGTAAAACAAAAACACAAGAATTTGATGGGGTTTATTGGACTGCTGAAGTTTCTTTACCACCCATGCGTAGAGATGTGGCATCAAACTGGCAGTCTTTTTTACTTGATCTCAACGGACCAGTAAATACTTTTAAATTTGCTGACCCTGATGCTTTATCTAATCAAGGTACTTATTCAACCGCACACCTTACTAGTGAACTAAGAACTAATAACACTAATGTAACTTTATCATTTGCATCTAATGGCACATTAACAGCAAGTGCATCAACTTTTGCAAATACTAAGGTAGGAGATTTTATAGTTATTACTGGTGCAACAAATGAAGAAAACAATGGAACTTTTAAAGTAACTACAGTAACAAGTAATACAGTGATAGTAACAGATGGTAATTTTACTACTGAAAGTAATACTGCAAGTTGTAAGGTTAGAACTAATGTAAAGGGTGCTACAGGTTTATGCCTTAGAGCTTCTACAACAGGTGCGAGTGGCACTATAAAGAAAGGAGACTATCTAAGTATACAATCAGCAGCTAGTTCTTCAGGAACACCAACACAATTAGTTATGGTAGTAGAAGATGCAACTGCAACTAGTGATGCAGGTAATGATTTTTATTCTGTTAAAACAGAGCCAAAACTTAGGTCTGATTTAGCTAGTGGGCATTATGTAGTTTTTACAAATCCTAAAGGCAACTTTAGATTAATTAGTAATGAAGTAAGTTGGTCAGCAGATAGAATTTCTAACTATGGTATAAGTTTTTCATGTGTTGAGGTGATTTAATATGGCAACTAGACAAGGATTAGATAGCTCTATCGTAAATCGTCTAGGTGCAGACGAACAAACAATGTTCTTAGCCATAAAGGCAGAATTTGACACAGACACAGTTAGATTATGGACAGGAATTGATGACTTAACTATAAATAGCGAAAGTTACACTGGTGCTGGTGAATTATTATCAATAAGTAATGTTGAAGAAAGCACTGACTTAAAATCATCAGGATTGACAGTTGGTATTTCAGGAATGGACACAACTGTTTTAAATCTTGCTTTAACAGAAAACTATCAAAATAGATTTATAACTTTATTTCTTGGTTATCTTATGGGTAAAACAAACGAAGTTGCAGGAACTCTTGTTTTATTTAAAGGTAGAATGACATCATTATCTGTTACAGACAGTCCACAAGGTTCTAATATAACTATAAGTGCAGAAAATAGATTAATTGATTTAGATAGACCATCTAACTTTAGATACACAAAAGAATCACAAAACTTTTTACATAATGGTGATACTGGTTTTAACAGAGTTGCTTCTTTGCAAGATAAAGAAATTGTATGGGGTAAACAATCTGATAAACCAAGTGGCAGTGGTTCTAATAATTTTAAGGCAAGACAAATGGCTAAGAATAATATAGAAAAATGAAAAAGATTGTTGATTGGGAAATTAAATTCAATGCATTTATTGAAAAAAATAAAAATAAACCTTTTAAATGGGGTTCATGGGATTGTTGTAAATTTTCTAATGCTGTTATTAAAGAAATTACTGGTGAAGATTTAATACCTAAAACACTTAAATGGAATGATGAAGATAGTGCTATGAAGGCTATAAAAACATATAACAAAACTTTACTAAAAAGCATTGAAAAGGCTTGTAAAGCAAAGGGTGTTAAAGAAATAGAAAAAGCCTTCGTAAGCAAAGGTGATTTAGTTGTATATAAAGAAGAAACAGAATTAGTAGGTATATCAGATGGCTTAAGTGTTCTTACACCAACAGATGATTGTATTGGTGTTAAGAATAATGTAAATATTCTTAAGGTGTGGCGTATAGATGGCTAAACAGATTAAACAAGCAGTCATTGCAGCACTTGTAGTATTTATAGTAGTAACTACAGGTCGTATTGATATAGCATACACTGCTTTTGGTTTAAGTGGTGCAGCAGCAGCAGCAGCATTTACTTTTGCAACAACCTTAATTGGTGGTGTTATTGGCAAGATGACATCAAAAGGTATTGATGCTTCAGCTGGTAATTTTGGTAGTAAGTTTGCAACAAGGGAAGCTGTAGCACCACGACAAATAATATATGGTAAATGTCGTGTAGGTGGAACAATAGTCCACATGGAAACTACT